ATCGTACAGTGATCTTCCCGCGGCAGGGCCTTGTGAGCTTCAAGCCGACGGTGATGCGGCATGTGCGCGACTCGGCGGCATCGATCGACATTGGCAACCGCGTGATGGCGCGGCGGAATGAGTGGATGCGGGACCAGTCGCCGTACGAGCATGACGATGTGCTGAGCTTCTTCGATGACACGGTAGGATGGGCGCATGGCGCGGTCGATTTCCTGCGAGCGTCTGGGTTGAGTCCGTACGCGATCCGGTTCGACAATAAGCAGACCAGCGATGATCGCTACTTCAATATGCGCGCTGAGATGTGGATGAAGATGGCGGACTGGATCAAGGCGGGCGGAGCATTGCCGCCGATCCCGGAGATGGTTGCCGAGCTTACCAGCCCCACGTACGCGTTCAAAGAGGGTAAGTTCATCATCGAGAGCAAAGATCAGATCAAGAAGCGCCTGGGGCGTTCTCCTGACCTTGCCGACGCTCTGGCACTGACGTTCTCTATCCCGGATGCGCCGGCGGGGATGCGGAAGAACGCGAACGGAACGATGGGCTGGGGCGCGCCGAAGAAAGTGCAGGAGTACGACCCGTACGCGCAGATGTGACCCTGTATACATAACCTGCCGCATCGCTCCGTAAGCTCAGAGGGTGAGCTTTAGCGCGACAATCCGGCGAGTCGGTTGCATGGACATCCTGGGCGCGAGGAATGCTCAGGCCTTGCTCGACGCCTACGCCGTCGAATGCTTACTCCCTGGATCCGAACCGCAGACAGCGATCTATGAAGCGATGGAGCGTGCTGGAGTGCTCGCGTGCTTTGGTGCCTATACTGGCGACGAGTTGGTGGGGTTTATCACGGTCCTGACCAGCGTGATGCCTCATCATGGGAAGCGCGTGGCGACGACCGAAAGCCTGTATGTAGAACCATCGCATCGCGATTCCGGCGCTGGCGATGCGTTGTTGACGGCTGCGAAGGAGTTTGCGTCCGAGTCTGGGTGCATCGTGCTCTTGCACACCGCTCGCGTCGATAGTGCGTTGGAAACCATCCTGTCACATCGTAGCGGATGCATTCGCAGTCATGCCGTCTTCTCGGAGTGGTTATGAGCATCGGCCTTCAGACATTCACGGCGGCTCTGGTTCCAACCAGCCCTGAGACGCTGGCCAAGATTCAGTGTGTGCATGAGGCCGTGCTGCGGTGTGAGCAGGTAGAAATTGCTACGGAACATCTACTGCATGGCGGGATGTATGTTCGCACGATTCGCCTGGCTGCGGGGATTCTGATGGTGGGGTCGCTGGTCAAGCTGGCGACGGTGCTGATCGTGAATGGTTCAACGTCCGTACTGGTGGGAGAGGATCGCGTTGAGCTGGAAGGCTACAACGTGATTCCGGGATGCGCCGGTCGCCAGCAGCTATTTGTGACGCGCCACAAAAAGGAGTGCGCTGGTGGAGATTGCGATTGCAGCGTCGAGATGACCATGATCTTCCCGACGCAGGCGAAGACGGTCGAAGAGGCCGAAAACGAGGTATTCGCTGAGGTTGAGCTGCTGATGTCTCACAGCGATGAAAACAGAAACACCTTCACCATCACGGGAGAGTGACATGAGCAACAGGCGGAAGCTGGTCGTATTCAAGTCGGAATCGGAGCTGCATGACCGCGCCGGCAACTATCCGTGCCTGGTCACCTACGATCCCTTCAAGCAGACAGGCGTTTATGACGATGGCGTCGGCCACACGTCGGATGTGACCTTTGCGGTCGCTGCTACCAGCGCCGATCTCAAGAACCTGCCTGCTGGGCCGTGGGACATCGTCGAGCTGTCCGACGCGGCAACACTCACCGACCTCTTCGAACCGAGCAACGCTCCAACGCTCGCGGACTTCGCAAAGGAGTAGCCATGGCAGGAAGCATATCGGCAACAACAGTGGGGCTGATCGCGGCTGGGATCGGTGCGGCTGGCGTTGGGGCAAGCATGTACGAAGGCGCGAAGGCCAATGGCACCCAACAGGCAGCGCTGAAGGGCCAGACGACCGCGACAGAGACGGCCGAAAGTGGCGCGCTGAGCACGGCGCGAAAGAATGCCACGGCGACCAATATGGTGACGCAGCAGACGCCTGATGTATCCACCATCATGGCGAACGCGGCGAAGGCTGCAAAGATGGGCATCGGTTCAACCATGCTGACGGGAGCCAGCGGAGCAGGGACTGGCACGCTTGGCGGCGGCGGCACGCTCCTCGGAAAGTAGGGAACCATGGCAACGAACCCGGATCTTCGCAACAAGTTACTTCGCCGGTGGGGAGCTTTGACGACGGAGCGCTCGTCCTTCTGGGCGCATTGGCAGGAGATCACCACCTATGTGATGCCGTGGAATGGCCGCTACTTCCTGCAGGACCGCAACAAAGGGCGTCGCAGAGCCAATGCGATCTACGACAACACCGGCATCCGCGCTCTGCGTACGTTGGGAGCTGGGCTGATGAGTGGCGCGACTAGCCCCGCGCGTCCGTGGTTTCGCCTGGGCGTCTCCGATCCCGACCTGAATGCCTACCAGCCGGTCAAGTTGTGGCTGGATGACATTACCACGCGCATGCACACCGTCTTCCAAAAGTCCAACACGTATCGCGCATTGCAGCAGGTCTATGAGGAGATGGGAGCGTTCGGGACCGGCGCGAGCATCGTCCTTCCCGACTTCGCGAACGTGATCCACCACTACCCGCTGACTGTGGGCGAGTATGCCATTGCGACCGATGCGCAGGGCAAGGTCTGCACGCTCTATCGCGAGTTTGAGATGACCGTCAGCGCGATGGTCAAGGAGTTTGGATACGACAACTGCTCGCCGACGGTGCAGTCGCTGTACGACGGGGGAACGGGGTTGGACCAGTGGATCCGGGTGATCCATGCCATCGAGCCACGGGCCGACCGTGACCCGGGCAAGGTGGATGCAAAGAATATGGCCTGGGGCTCGTATTACTTTGAGTCGGGCGAAGGCGATGGCAGGATGCTGCGCGAGAGTGGCTTCAAGACCTTCCCTGCCATCTGCCCGCGGTGGTCGATTGCCGGTGGCGACATCTACGGCAATAGCCCAGGCATGGAGGCGCTGGGCGACATCAAGCAGTTGCAGCATGAGCAGCTGCGCAAGGCCAACGCCATCGACTACCAGACCAACCCGCCGTTGCAGGTCCCGGCGAGCATGAAGAATAACGAGGTCAATCGCCTGCCGGGTGGTGTGACTTACTACGACGGCAGCGCCGCGGCGCCAATCAAGTCCGCGTTCGAGGTGCCGCTCCGCATCGCTGACCTGCTGCCGGATATTCAGGATTGCCGCAACCGCATCCAGCAATCGTTCTTTTCGGACGTCTTCATGATGCTGGCGAACTCGACCAACCCGCAGATGACCGCGACGGAGGTTGCCGAGCGGCAGGAAGAGAAGATGCTGATGATGGGCCCGGTGCTTGAGCGCATCAACAACGAGGCGCTGCAACCCCTGGTGGAGGCTACCCTGCAGCACATGATGGATGCAGGCATGGTTCCACCGCCTCCGCCGGAGATGCAGGGGCAGGCGCTGAACATCGAATTCATCGGCATCCTCGCGCAGGCGCAGAAGGCCATCGCGACCAACTCCGTCGACCGCTTTGTGCAGTCCATGGGCACGGTGGCGCAGATGAAGCCGGAAGTGCTGGATAACTTCAACCCGGACGCGTGGGTTACGACCTACTCGGACATGATGGGCATCGATCCGAAGCTGATCGTGCCTGCCGACCAGGTGCAGGCGCAGCGTGCGGCGAAGGCCAAGGCGCAGGCAGCTCAGGCGCAGGCGGCAGCGATGCAGCAGCAGTCGCAGACGGCGAAGAATCTCGCACAGAGTCCCACGGGCCCGGGCAATCCGAATGCCCTCAACGATCTCATGAACCAGTACAGCGGATACGGCTCGCCGTCGCCGCAGGAGGTGTAGTGATGGCAATGGTCGATATGAAGATGAGCAAGGAAGAGGCGAAGGAGCAGAACGAGCCTCAGACCGCAGACGATGGCCCGCGCTACCCTTACGGTCTCTCCATCAACCTCGATGACGACGTGCTGGGAAAGCTCGGCATCGGCGACAGCCTCAAGGTGGGAGATGAAGTGACCTTCACCGCGAAGGCTATGGTCACGAGCAAGAGTGGCTATCAGACGACGATAGGCGACTCTGAGAGCAGCATGGGGCTGCAGATCACGGAGATGGAGATGGGCGGCGACGGCGGTAGCGCCACGACGAAGATGCTGTACGGCAAGAAATAGGGCTGTATACATAACTCGGTCGGGTCTGTTCTAGTGTGGAGGATGTGAGTCAAGCCTACGATCCTACCGACCTGCGCGGCCAAGAACTTGCCAAGGAAGATGTAGACCTTCGCAAGCGCATGGCGAGCGAGACCGAAGAGCTGGATCTGAAGTGGTTGATGAGTAGTAAACGTGGTCGCCGGATCGTTTGGCGGTTATTGGAGCAGTCTGGAGTTTTCCGTCTTTCGTTCAACACCAATGCCATGCAGATGGCGTTCAACGAGGGAAACAGGAACTTCGGGAATCGCACCTTAGCCCAAATCCACGTATTTTGCCCCGAGTTTTACTCGGCACTTGTGAAGGAGAACCACAATGGAACCGACGGAAACGGCCACAACTCCAAATAGCGCCGAGACCCCAGTTGTAGAGGCGGTCGCTGCTGCTGCAACGCTCTTGAGCGATGCGACGGCTGCTGCTGCCGTAGTCATACCGCCCGTTGCAGAACCTGTCGCGACTCCAGCGGAGTCCGCAGAGGCCAAGCCCGAAGTGAAGGTTGAAGGCGCACCCGAGACGTACGCATTCGTTGCCCCCGAGGGGCAAACCTACGATGCGAACATCCTCACCGCTTTCGAAGCCTCCGCCAAGGAAGCCAATCTGACGCAGGATGCGGCACAGAAGCTGCTCGATTCGATGGCTCCGAAGATTGCGGAGCGTCAGACTGAGCAGGTTCTGGCAATCAACAAGGAATGGCTCGATAGCTCGAAGTCGGACAAGGAGTTCGGCGGCGATGCGCTCGATGCCAACCTGGGGATTGCGAAGAAAGCTCTCGACACGTTCGGTTCGCCCGAACTCAGCAAGCTGCTGGGAACGACTGGCCTTGGGAACCATCCGGAAGTGATTCGGGCGTTCTACAAGATCGGGAAGGCCATCAGCGAAGACACCTTCGTTTCCGGCGCGGCACCAACGGGTAAGCCCGTCAGTGCAGCCAGTATCCTTTACGGCACAACGCCCTAACTCCTACCAAGTGAACCATAAGGAAAGGTAATCCATGGCTACGCTTCCGCTCAATGCAGGGCACAATACCCTGATCGATATCGCCAAGAGTTTCGGACCCGACGGCAAGGTTGCCGTTCTCGCCGAGCTCCTCAACCAGTCCAACGAAATCATCTTCGACATGAATTTCATTGAAGGCAACCTGCCCACCGGCCACAAGTCGGTAGTTCGCACGAGCCTTCCCTCGGTGAGTTTGCGCCAGTTCTACAAAGGCGTTCCCACCAGCAAGTCCGGCCGCGCCACCGTCGAGGATGTTTGCGCGATGCAGCAGGGCCGCAACGAGATCGACAAAGACCTGGCCGACCTGAACGGCAACAGCGCTGCGTTCCGTTTCAGTGAGGCCCTGGGTTTCGTCGAATCCATGAACGAGACGTTCGCGCAGCAGATCTTCTACGGCGATACGTCGGCAAACAAGGATGGCATCCTTGGACTGACGCCGCGGTACAACGCGCTCGCAGGTCCCTCCGGCCCGAACATCATCAACGCCGGCGGCGCGGGCAACACCAACACCAGCGTCTGGCTTGTGGGTTGGGGTGAGAACACGGTCACCGGCTTCTACCCCAAGGGCTCGAAGGCTGGGCTGGTCCAGGAGAACCTGGGCGTGATCGATGCGTTCGATGCAGCGAACAACCGCTTCCGTGCTTATGCCGACCTGTGGGACTGGAAGTACGGTCTCTGTGTGAAGGATTGGCGCTATGCGGTTCGCATCGCCAACATCTCCGTTGCGGACATGGATGGGCAGTCGGGTACGCAGGCGATCACCGCGTCCACCTGGATCAATAAGCTGATGATCAAGGCGCTGGCTCGCATTCCCTCCATGGGCATGAGCCGATGCGCTTTCTATGCCAACCGCTCCGTCAAGGAGATGCTGAGCATTGGAGCCCTCGACAAGTCGCAGAACGCTCTGTCGTTCACCGAGGCGGTCAATCAGTATGGAGCGGTGACTGCCGGATCGGTGGCGGGCGCTGGAACGGGGATCACGGGCGGCGTCCTGAAGTTTATGGGCATTCCGGTACGCACCGTCGACCAACTCCTGATCACTGAAGCCGCCGTCGTATAACGACTGGCAACCGCAACCTCTAACCGTGAGGGAGGCTGAAACCCTCCCTCACAGAAAAGCGAGATCATCATGGGAATGCTCGATTCTGAACTCGTACTCGCCTCCGCCCAGG